GGCCTGCTTCAGTCAACCCGCCTTCAGGGTCCTTATACTTACTCACTTGTTGCCTCTTGCAGCAGCCATGTTATCGATTAAGTTTGGATAAGGTCTGCCAGCCTTTTGTGCGCGACGCATTGCATTTCTTTTTTCTGCTTCGCTTAACTTCTGCGGCTTTCCTAAATCTTTTGGCCTATCTTTTTCCCAGACCTCTTTCATTATCAACTCCTTATTCGTACCAATCTATACGTAATTCAGCCATCTGAGAACTACCGTTTACATTTGTCAATCTAAAGAGATAAGTAGTTAGTGGTTTTAAAATAAATTCAAAACTTAAACCACGACCACCTGCACCGCTTCTATTTCCTTGACCTTCTGCGCTTGTAATCAGTTCAGAATAAAACTCTGTGCCTACCGCACTTACCGTAGGATTTAAAACTGCAACACCCTGACTAGCAGTATTAATTACCCTATTGCGTCTATATAAAGTCATTGATGTACCACCACTTGTAGTGGGAGACTCATATACATAAATTTCAGCTTCTCCACCAGCTTGATAATCAACAAATGCATGAGCCTCAACACCAGCCGGAAAAGCTATCGCAATATCAATATGTGCTCCGACTGCTAATCTAGCTGTATCTTTATGAGTCTTATAAACATAATACGCCCTACCTTCATGCAGCCTTACATGATTAACGTCAGCTGTAATTAAAGGTGAGTCAGATCCAGCAACAACGTAATTTCCATCATTGTTTTTTTGAGCAAGCGTTGAAAATCGTGACTTAACATCACTAGACTCAAGATTAACAAGAGTGACAGCCATTAATCGTCCTCTTCTTCAATTTCACCCATGCCAACCAACGCTGCAGTTATTGGACCACCCGGCTCCCATGTATCGCACGTTCTGCTACCAGTGCAAGGTATGTCCCACTCGTCGCAATAGCCGGAACTGTCATTAGTATCAACCCATGACGGATCAACTTCTGGAGGAGTTACCTGCTCATATTTCTTCATGCAATCATCAATGAATTTTGTTTTCCAGTAATGGCCACAGTTTGAGCACAGCATTTCTCTGGCTGCACGCTCACTAACATTCCACTTTGTTGACTTGATAATCCAGTAAATTGTTTCTGGTGCCTTTGGATTAGCTGGGCCAAGATTAGCTTTAGTAATGCAGATACGATGATTCTTAATGCTCATATCTTTGTCCATCAATACTTCAGGACAATTCATATCAGACGATTGACTGATAGCCTCATCTGAAAGCATTTTTCTTTCTGATCGTTCCATGCATTAACTCTTTTTAGTGGTGTTTTTTTTCATTGCTGTTTTAGCTGCTTGCTTAAATGCAGCATCAGTTGGCGCACCTTTAGAATTAGGCTCACGCATTTTCTCTTTTGATCCAGATTCTATTCGTTCGCGCTTAGCGTGAATGTTTGCATATAATCCGTTTTTCATTTTTTCTTTTCCATTCCAGCTTCAGACATTGCAATTGCCACTGCCTGGTCACGCGATTTAACTTTGTCACCGCTTGAGCTTTTAAGTTTGCCAGCCTTGTATTCACGCATTACCTTGGCAACCTTGGCTTTTATCTTATCTGACTGTTCCATTATTCCCCCTGCAACATTGGTCTAGTTGATCCACGCCTTGCAGCGCCAAGCCTTGCTGATTTGCGCTCGGCTAATTCGCGCTGGTATGTTGTTTGCAATTCTTCTCTACGCTTTGCAAATGGCTCTTCGTTAAACGCTTCTACCTTTGGCGCTGTTGGTGCTGTTGGTGCTGATGGCGCTTTCTCGGAAAATGTTGGTACTGGATTATCTTTGTACAAATCATAAAATCTATCTCTTGTACCTTTAGGCGCAACCTCTGCAGAATATCCAGATGGTAAATTTTTAGTGCTTACTTTCTGGCCATCAACGTCCCATACTTGTTCAGACGTACCTTTAAGAAGATCCAAGTTTAATTTGAATGGAGCATTAACTTTTGTCTTTGGCTGAAAGCTAGACAACGATTCGTTAAATTGTTTTAGCCGTTCTTCATACGCAGACTTTGCGCTTTCGTATGCTGGATTATCAACTTCTTGGTATTGCTTCATTGCTTGTTCAAATGGCTCTAATTGCTCAGATGCTTTCTTTTGATAATCAGCAAAAGCAGTCTCGTACTCACCAGTTAATCCAGTAGCTTGCTTTTGATATTGCGTAGCAAGCCTTTGGATATCAGACGTTTTACGCCTGGCAAACATTGTCCTACTATATTTTGATGTGGTAGATGCCATAGTTAAACCATCATCCCTGTGCCAAGTTGACCAGCGCCAATGCCAAGTTCAGGATTAATGCGTTCTTGAGAAAGCAATGATCTGCGGCCACCGCGAGTCCTGGCCTTTAATGCAGATGCTTCTTGAGCTGCAGCTTTGCGGCGCTCTTCATCTGCTGCCGCTTGAACTTCCCTTGCTTTTGCATCCATTGCCAGCTTGCTTTCAGCATACTGCGATTGCGATGCGGCAAACTGTTCTTTAGCCAGGTTGGCTTGCTGTTGCAATGATGCAGATTGATTTGCAAACTGAGCGGTTTGTTTTGCAACTTCGCCACGCATAGCAGCTGCTTGTGTTTCTTGAGCAGCTAATGCTTGTCGTTGTTGTTTCTCAGCTTCACTCCTGGCTTTTCTAGCTTCATTTGATGAATAAACACTAGTTCCAATTATTGCGGCTGCAATAAACAATGGCATACTAATTCTCCCTTATTAAAACCTCATCGACTTTATCTGGATCATCCTCATCAGTTGAATGGATGCAAAACCAAACAGAATCCTCTTGAGCAATAATTTTGTGTTCTTGGCCGGCTTTAATCGTAATGCAAAACGGAGCAACGTAATCTTTCTTCGTTTCGCCAATTTCTACAGTTACAAAGCCAGATGCCAAAATGCTTAAATGGTCATAGTCGTGGGTATGCTTAACCACGTACATACCTCTGGGGATATTCATTTGCTTGGCATATAGGTTATGGCCAAAATGATGCCAAATACTTATATCTAGATTATCCATGCGTGGATTCTATTGGGTTTTGTGGGAATTGCAATGGTGCGATATCTCATGAAAATACGTCGAAATCCATCTTGGCCACCACTTGCTGCGATGGTGCTCGGCCTGGCTGGTTGGATTGCCTGGTTAGCCGGTTGTATTCACCGCCACCCAGCAACAGATATCCGAATGCGTCACCAACGTGAGAGTGCTCGTTCTTGTTTGGGGCATCCCTAAATCGTTCCTGGCCGGCACCGACTGCAACCCGCTTAAAGTGATAGCCACCAGAGAGTGATTTGCGCAGTAGCTTGCAACGTCTGGCCACAATCAACCCAGGTTTACCCTCGATTAGTCGCTGCATAGGCATAGCAGCTGATTCTCGACGTACCTTAAAATCATTGCTGGGTGCTGGCTGGGCTCGCAACCCTAATGTGCGCAAGTAGTCAAAGCTGGTGACCTCATAGATCTGATCTCTGGCCATACCGGCAGGATCTCCCCAGGGCAGTACCTGGTAGCCAGGGTATTTGGAATTGAGATCAGCAAGCAAATGCTGGCCAAAACGCTCCAGGCCCATATCCTCGGTGACTATTTCATCTAGTATTTGCCACCGACCATTGGCCAAACGCTGTCCGATAACGGCTGCAGGAGTTAAACCAAAGTCTAATCCGACCTGTATTGCCTGGGTTGGATCCGGCTCTGGATCCCCGACCATCATATTATCGTCATACTCAGGCCAAACTGGCCGCCCTTCTTGAACGTAGGTATAGAGCCCACCTGCGTAGCAGCGGATCCAATCAGCGTTTTTACCGAGTAGCATCTGCTGGTAATAGCCGGCTGGTAGGTTCCCGACATTCTCCGCTTTGCTGTTAACTTTCCACCATTTACCGCCAGCGAATATATGGTCATTGGCTTCTGGGTTATCTGGTAGTTCGGAACCTGAGACTTCGACCATACCGCCTGGCTGTTTGAAGAACTGCCACGCATACTTGCCAGACATTTTCTCTTTCTCTGCCAGCTTAAACCACCAGTGGTCATCGTCCATAGGATTAGTATCCATCCAAATGCCATGCCAACTAGCGCCGCCATCACGCTTAGTGGGATAGCGCCCAACACGATGAGTAAGCCCATCAATAACTGCTTTCGGAAGTTCTCTAGCTTCATTTACCCAGGCTCCTGTCAATTCAAGTGAAAGTAGTTTACGCACATCCTTTGGCTGATCGAGCGCCAGAAATATGACTTCACAGTCAATGCCGGCAGCATCACCTCTCGATGGCAAGCGGATATGATGCGTAATAGGTGGAGTCCAGAGCAGTGGTCCGAATGTGTTCTCTGGGAATAGATCTGTCCAGGTTTTGATGGTGGTGGTCTTTAGCATTGGGTAGCTATTACGCACAATGGCAAACCTGGTGTACCTAATGCCATCAATTGGGCTAGGCTTTTGTTGTACTGCACGCATCATAATTTCAGCTGCGCACGCATAGCTCTTGCCTGACCCCACTGGCCCCATTAATCCACGCACGAAATTATTAGACTGCAGGAATTTCCACACTACCGGACTAGTAGAGAAGTCTAGATTTAGACCAGTGGTTTCCTTGCTGCCAGTTTCCTTAGTTTTCATTTTTTTCGGCTTCTTTATTCATTTCGCGTAATGCAGCATGCCAGCCCTGTAATGCCCAATATATTTTTGTAGTTTCATTAAAGTTAGGTATTTCAGCAAGCTCGTCACCATTCCACCATTCAAAGAACTTATCTTCAGTCATCTTTATCCTCCACATCAATTATCTCTGGTGACTTAATATTAATACCAATCACACTAGGTTTATCGCTACCTTCTGGGTTATCCAACAGTCCTGATGCCTTGGCCAGCAAGCGCAACACCTGCACTTTGTCGTAGAGCTCGATCTCTAAGAATGCATTGCCATCCTTATCCACCCTACTGGTGATTTTCTTGATGGCATGCAATGCATGCTCTGGCATTTGGCTGGGAGTCTTAACCGTCACATTGCCGGCACTGTCCCAATCCATAATGTCAGTGATCTTGGTGTTGGCCATTGACAGCAAAGCATATGCAACAGCTTCCCTGTTGGATTCTAGGGTGGCAGAACGCTCCATCCGTTTCTGGATTAAGCGAACACCACCCCAGTTTTTCAGGCTAGGTATTTGATTTGGATGTTTTGTTTTAGTGGCCATCAATAATATCTCGGAGCACAGGTAACATCTACCACCACTTCAGCTGAGTACCCATTGATCTTGCGTCTGGAGTTAATAACCACAGCTCTGGTGCCGTTTTTCTCGCACTCATTAATGGCCATAATTACTTCATTCCTGGTCATTGGCTGCATCTGCTTATCCATCACCAGCTCGATCTCAGGCGCTCTAACAGCAACCTGCTTTTCAGTGGCACAGGCTGCTAACAATAGTGGCAACAATAGTATCATTTTACTCATTGAGAATACTCCTCGAAAGCAGGACGCTTAAACAAGCTCAACTTAGTCAACTGGCCACCCAAGGCTTTCAACTCAATACCCTGGTAGGTATTCCAGTGGGTTAGTCCGTAACCAGGAGAGACAAACAATTTGTCCTTGTAGTGTGGCAGGTAGACGATACCTCGCAAGATATAAGCTGGGTACAGGCCAACCTCGGCCATGGCACCCATCCTAACGTCAGCACCTCTGGTTTTCTTTTTAATTAACATTAGAAAGGTATCCCATCATTCGGCATTCCACCGTCTTTGTTCTGATCCACTTTGATAGAAAACTTAGGAGCACCGTTCTTAGTCTCACCCTCCCACATAGCAAACTTAACCAGCGTGCCATCCTCCAACTTCAGCTCACCCTTCCAATCTGGCTTAGCATCACCAGGTTTTTTAAAACTATTCTTAAACGCACTGCCGTTGCCAGGCTTATGTTCGTACTTAGGCTTATCCATGTTTTCTCCGTAAAAAATAAAGTAGGGTACTCGCTGCACCTTTCGGCATCCGCTTTCCCCATACATAGACTAAACCAATTGATATAGGAGCGTGATTAGTAATAACTATGGATAGTTATAAAGCGATAGTGTTTTCCTTATTGCGTATCTCTGTGGGTTTGTTAGTATTAGGTCAGGGGCCATTACCCAGCCCTCCCGCCGGTAGTCTGCGACCAAGGGAATAAACGTAGCTAATGGGGCAGCTCTCCTTCTTTCTATGCCTGGATAGGATACACATAGACAGATCGGGGCTAATACCTCCACCTGCAGTAGCAGGAGCTTAGATAAACTAGAGCAGACAGCTTTTATAGCTTAGCCATATATATGGGTTAGGTTTCTGCATTCGAAACAAACGCAATAAACGCATCTGTAGAGAAAACACAGGAAAAATTGTGTCAGTCACCCCCATCGCTACATCGACCCCACCCCCCCAATAGTGCCTTTCTGTTAACGCTACATATTCTTTTGCTAACGAAACTGGCATGTGTACAGACCTCAAATGTTCGTTTGGGCTTTGTACACACACCCTCTGCGCTCAACCCTGCTTGGATAATGCCAGCTGCCGGTAGAATCCTAGGCCTAATGGCGGCTGTTTGTTTGATTGCTGGTGCCAATGCAGCGAATCGCGCAGGATCTGCTGCCATTTCTCAATTGGCAACTGCAAATCTGCTAACTCCGATGCAATTCTGGCATCTTGCTCATTTAATACTCGATCAACTCCGCAGATCGCTCTACACGCCTTTACAAACTCCCGACTATACTCATCTGCCCTTACCTCATTTCGTTCTTGTGCAACCTCTAGCTCTCTCACCTTACGCTTTCTCATTGGTTCCTCCGTTGGTAGTGTTGGCTCAATCATTGGTTCATCTGTTGCATACATGCTATTAACTTCTAGTTCATGGCCATTGCCAGCAATCGCTATCTGATCTTCAGCTGACAGTGATTTATCGTAGATTACACGCCAAGTACAACCTGCAATGCCTGGCTTACCTGAGTAGCTGTTACCGATCTTCTCGATGTATCCAGCTCTGGATAGGATCTTCATCTGCTTATTGATAGCTTGCCTGGTAACGCCGAGCTCCTGCGCTACTCTGCCCTGGCTTACCCAGGTAATTCCTGCTCTGCTTGCAAATGAGCTGACCATGGCCAGTACAGTTCTGTTCCTGTCTGTGATGGTCTTGTCTGTCAGTGATCTGGTTGGTATTACTGCAAATGGAGTCTTTCTCGGTGGTGTTTGCTTCTTTCTAATGCTCTTTGGTTTTGCCGGCAGTACAAACGCACTCATCTCTTGTACCTACTAACCATCGCCTGTCGCAGCTGCTTCCTGGCTGGCTCACCACGCTCTTTCTCAACCAGCACCAGGTAATCCAGCTTGGTTACCTTTGGCTTCCTGGCCTTGTCCGGCAGCTTCAATGCATACTGGATCTCACACTCATGCCGCCAGGCTTCTGAGTATGTGCAAGTCTCTTTGCCATCCACAGTCACCATCTTTGTTGGCAAATGATGGCCACCACACAGCTCGCAATCGATCTTCACTTAACTCTGCCCAGCACAGCCTTGGTTTCCTCTTCAGCTGTCTCTTTCTGCATCTCTCTACGGATCTTTTCAAACTTCCTAGCTAGATCCATCGCAGTGCCACCAGGCTTATACTTAAAGTCTGGATTCCAAACACTGGCCAGCTGGTTCTTTACCCTGCGCTTCCTGGGCTCCTCTTCCATCTGCTGACTTGTCGCTAATTTCAATTTATTCATCTGTATTGTCCGAAATTTGTATACAAACTGAGATCTGAGCCTGTGATTGCTGGTACGCATCACACAACCCTTTAGATTCTCTATCCCAATACCAACACCACAACCCTTCAGGATGAGCTACTGAATGCACGCAAGCCTGGCAGCTCGCCGATCTTTGCAAGATACGCATATCCATCTCTGATGCCTCCCATAATTGAAAGTGCAGAACTCACCATCCTTTATTGGCTGCTTCTGCTGACAGCTAGTGCAAAACCTGATGCCTGTTAAATTACCGCCAACCACAAACTCTACTTTGTGCTTTTTATGTGCCATATGCTTAGCTTCTGACCTGTTAATGGCCGCCGACTGATCTCCATCTCAATCACACCGGCAGCTTTTAATCGTTTGCAGATCTTAAATATCTGCTCTGTTCCCAATGGATCGCCCTGCTTCAACATCACATCGAATATCTCAGGAGTAGATAACCTGCCATGCTTATTCAATATCTCAATAATTCTGCTGTCGTGCCGCCTCTTCTTGCCCTGCTGCCTAATGCTGCTGTCCATACCAAAATTGATGATCTTCCGGCTTGGCAGGTTGTCCAGCAGGTTGGTGCGCTTGCCAGACATTTGCTCTACCGTCCAATCCCATGAGCTCATAACTGATCTCTAACCATTGGTATGAAATCGTCTAGCAGCAGCACAACACGCCATGGCTGGCCATTGCGCCTGTAAGCCACCACCGGTATCTCACCAGGCTGTATGCACGCTTCCACCTGCTCACACCAGGCATCAATCCTGATTGCTTCCCTGCGCTTGACCTCGATCCTGAACTTACCCACCTGGATATCGTCCTCACCATCTCTAGCCTGGCCTAGCTTGCGCTTGACCACAAAACCCAGCTGATCGCTAAGTATCCCAGCCAGCTCACGTTCACCGGCAGCGCCCTTGTTTCTAGCTCCTCGGCCGTTCATTGATGTGCCGCAATCATCTTATCCAACAGCTCTGCAGTGCTGCTGTAGCGCCTCGATAGCAGCTCTTTAATCGCCTCATCAATGATTGAAGCCCGGCTCCGGCACTGATCTGCTGCTGCCCGATCCAGTAAACGCCTGGTATCAGGCCGCAATCTTACAAAGAACTTATTAAATTCCTGCATATACCCTCCATAGATATCGCAACGATATCATTATTTTTAAAATATTTGCTGATTTTTGTTGACGCAGCCGTTTATCTCTGTAGAATCGGGGTTGTTGAGATATCTCAACCAGTCTACCGACCAACAGGAGATCATATGAAATACGTTGCTTACTTCCGAGTTTCTACCGAACAGCAAGGCCGCTCTGGTCTTGGTCTTGAATCCCAAAAGCAGTTAGTTTCTACATACAACGACAGCATCATTGCTGAGTTCACCGAGGTGGAATCAGGCAAGGTTGATAATCGTCCACAGCTGGAAGCAGCTCTTGAGCTCTGCCGCAAAACCGGCGCTGCTATCCTGATCGCCAAGATTGATCGTCTCTCGCGTGATGCAGCCTTCTTGCTGACACTGCGCAAAGCCGGTGTTGATATCGTTGCAGCCGATATGCCAAATGCTGGCACCTTGGAGTTCGGTGTGCGTGCAGTGGTTGCACAGTTTGAGCGCGAACAGATCTCTAGCCGTACCAAATCAGCTCTGGCAGCCGCCAAAGCTCGCGGTGTAGTGTTGGGCTCACCAACTCCAGAGATCGGCTCAGCAGCCGGTGTAGCAGCTCTCAAAGCCTCTGCAGATACCTTTGCACAATCAGTAGCGCCAATCCTGCGTGACTTGAAAGCAGCCGGTTACAGCAGCTTGCGTGCCATTGCAGCTGCATTGACTGAGCGCAAGATCGAAACGCCTCGCGGCAACTACGCCTGGTCTGCCAGCCAGGTATCTAACTTGATGAAAAGGATCCCAGCATGAGCGATGATTTCTACACTGGAGTTACGGCCGGCATGGCCTTCATGCTTGTAATAATGTTACTGAAAGGATGGATCTAATGAGAACAGGACAGCAATTGAAACTAGAAATCCTGGATGATATCGAAGCCAGGCGCAAAGACTTTATCAGCACTGCCAGAAAGTTTGCCAGAGCCATTAGCCGGGAGCGTGGCCAGGTATCAATTAACGATATTCGGGAGAAATACCCTCTCCCAGATGATGTACATCCCAGCGCTTACGGAGCAGTCTTTCGTAACCAGCTGTGGAAGGTAATTGGGTATACAGCAGCAAAGCACCCTGATGCGCATGCCAGGCTCATCAGAATCTATAAATGGAATGAAGGAGATAATAATGGTTGGTAAAGTCACCCCCGACAGCATGTTGTCAGCAAGCCGCTTGCCGGCAGTGCTTGGTCTATCCAAGTATCGCACACCCAATGATGAGCTCCTGGTATCTATCGATGCCATGAACGGCAAACAGCCCAAGGATATATCTAATGAGGCCATGAGCTGGGGCAACACGCTTGAGCCGGTAATCCTAAACAAAGCAGCCGAGAGATTGCAGCTTATCGATCTCAAACTGGACCACCCTAAACCATTCTTTCACCCGACACTGCCGCTGTGCTGCAGCCTGGATGGATTAGCTAATGGCCGAGGGCAAATCCTGCGTACAGATCCTGATGCCGGCATTTTTGTGGTTGGCCAGGAGTCTATTGAGCTCGATGGGTACGGAGTGCTGGAAGCCAAACTGACCAGCGCACCGCCAGAAGATATACCCAGCTTAGCACGTGGTCCTATCCAGCTTCAGGCTCAGATGGATATCATGGGATTTAAGTGGGGAGCACTGGCCACACTGTATCGCGGCACCGAGCTCAGAATCTTTTTGTTTGCACCACACCAGAATACCCTGGATGTGATTAAAGAAATTGCACTGGATTTTCAAAACCGGCTAGAGATATGGAGAGCTGAGAACAGGATCGATCACTTCCCGCTGGCCAACAGCAAAGACGCAGATACCTTGTGGCCACACACCAATCCAGAGCAAGATGTATTAGAGCTGGATGATGCAGCCGCAGAGTATATGCGTGGGATTGTTAGCGCCAAAAAGAAAATAGAAACTTACCAGCAGGAAATTGACAGCTTTGAGACAGCATTAAAAGAGCTGCTTGGTGATCGCACCGTAGGCAGAGCTGGTGGCTTTGAAGTGCGCTGGCCTATGCGTAACTACCAGGCACAACCAGAGAAAGTAACTCCAGCCAAGGATGCGTACAGCAAGCGCATGAGTACCGTACAAATAAAGGAAATAAAATGAGCAAATACGCAGAGCTCCGTACTATCGACGTTAGTAAACTAGTCGAGAAAAAGAATAATCTGACCTATCTGTCTTGGGCATGGGCAGTGGATCAGTTGTTGCTTAATGATCCTACAGCTGTCTGGGAATACCCAGAGCCTAAACTGTGGGGCGAGACTGTGATGATCTTCTGCACTGTCAGTGCCTTTGGTATATCACGCACAGCTCAGCTGCCGGTGATGGACTACCGCAATCAGCCAATACCCAACCCGAATGCCTTCCAGGTAAACACTGCTATGCAGCGCTGCCTGGCTAAAGCAATTGCACTGCATGGGATTGGCCTGTACATCTATAACGGTGAAGATCTGCCACCATCAGATCCACAGGCTGTCAACAACCCACTGGAT